ACATCTCTTATTAAATAAAGCACTAAATATTTATATAAAACTATTTCGTGTTTTTCGTGATGCTTTTCGCAGTCTGTTTTGAAATATTCTAAATTGATTTTCATAATTTTTATTCTCCTTTGGTTAATTGTTTTTTAATGGTTTCTAGCTTTTCACCTTCATAGACTTTATCATGTTTAAACCAATCATGTACTTGATGTATATATTCTAATTTATTTTGAATGATGTCATCTGAATCCATATATTCATATAGATATTCATTAATGATGCCATATTCACATTTAAACAACATGGCATCTGTATAGCCACCTCTTACATCACAACCGCCATGAATTTGTATTAACACATAATGTTCATATTGACCATCTATAAAAAGCCTAATATTTGCACCTTGTAGGGTTTGGGATAGGTCGCTATCATAATTATAAGTATTCCATGTATGAATATTATTTTCATCTATAAATTCAGATAAATAACTCCACGCATTTACACCAACTCCATACGGCTCACAATCTGCTAATTCATCATTTAATTCATTTAGTTTGTTAAATTCTTTTGATAATTCATCTAATTCAAGATTTGATCCATTACCCGCTAAAAAATGAAATACTGATACAGTTCTTAATATTTCATCTGCTTTACCATCTTTATCAAATCCAACTGAAAAAAATTGTTCATCTTCATTGATAAAATCCTTAATGGTTTTGCTTTGGTTTTTTTGCCAATGTCTATTTTCATTACCACCACTATCCAAAAAATGCTTTCCCGTATTTTCTGTTAGTTTATTGTAAATTAATTGTTGAATGTTATTCATGGTTTTATTTCTCCTTTTTAGATGTTGAATTATTTAATTCCATATAATTCAACCATATTTCTAAATTTGAATTGTTTGTATTATCTTTTTTATGTAAAACATCATGTATTTCTTCCCAAAGAGTATGTCCTTCTGTTCGCGGGTCTATACCAAAATCAACGTATTTTTCCTCGACTAAGAAATTGTATGTTTTTGACAATAATCGGATCATTTCTAGTGTATCATGCATTTTATTATTTCTCCTTTTTAGAGGGTGGAGTAGTTCCACCCCCTTAACTTTCCCTTATAAAAAGGGTTTACTTATTGTTAACTTGTTTTATTTGCTCCGCATGAGCAGACTAATATTACTAACAAAAAGTAACGCTAACAAGATATAAAGTAACAGTAAGTAACAATAGAATATGTTATATAATCCGCATAAAGCACCGCACTGCATTATAAATACATAATTATATTATACTTACAGCGCACCGCATTATAAATAAAATTGTATTATATATTAATCTGAGTAGGAAAACGGCAAGCAAACCGACAATAACATCGGTCAACCCACCCCCCCCCATGACCACCCAGCAGAACGCATAGGGGGTGTATTATATACCCCAGATATATTTTATCACCTAAAAGGCTTTTTTTAGCGTACTCAAAGTACGCAGAGTACGATACTTTTAAGTCCAGTTATATAGAGACTTAATAATTTTAGCGTACTCAAAGTACGCAAAGTACGCTACATAACAGACTTGATATTGTTGGAACTCTAAGTGTATGTTTTCGTTATACTTATATGCCAAGAAAAAAGAAGAGCAAGGCGGATGTGATTAAGCAGGCTACGAAAAACGCACAAGATAATCCTTATTTACAAGATTTTCTTGCAGAATATGAAGAAGAGACTGGCTTAAAAACTCGCTTTACTGCTAAAAAGGATACTTTCTTGTCGTATTTGGTAGCTAACAACGGATTTATTTCTCATGCTGCCAAAGAAATGGGTTATTTCCCCGCATCGGTTAGATTTGCAATGAAAGGAGACCCTGCTTTTGGGCAAGCGGTCAAGGAAATACAACAAGGATTTTTAACTGATCGTTTGGATGAACTCGAAAAAATATCTTTCACACAAGCTGCTAAAGCTGGCAATGTGACTGAGCGTATCTTTCAATTAAAAGCACACGACCCAAGTAAGTACAGAGATCGTGTTAATCAACAAAATACACAGGTAAATGTGATGGTTTCAGGCACATCACCAAAGGATAGGGCGGAAGTATTAAAAAAGATGAAGATAAACTAAGCAGATTGGAGCAAGATGCCATCCGCAACAATATTCACATGACTCCTAGAGACATATTTAGCATTTTTTTGCGTACATCTTATGGTCTTACCCCAGAATTAGCAAATGAGGCTACACAATTCGCCTTAGACCTATTTCAACTAGATGATAATGGTAAACTACCTATTGATTGGGAAATTTGGTACAGAGGACAGGCTTAGTGGATGTAAATATCTCTTATAGGGATGGTGAAGGAAATCCAACTAAGCCATTAAATCATCAAGATGAGTATCATTTGTTTACTGGATGGAGTAAACATCAAGTATTAGCTGGTTCTTTAGGAACTGGTAAAACAGAGGCTATGTGCATGGAGGCTATCCACCAAAGTGCTGCATTTCAAGGTAATTTAGGTTTAATGGGTAGAAAAGTGTTGGATTCATTCAAGAAATCTACACTTATACAGTTGCTCGATCTTGGTCAGGGTTTTATTGAGAAGCATCGCGCCCAAGACCGAGAAATTATCTTTAAGAACAGGTCAAAGATCGTTTATATGGCTTTGGATGACTCCAGAGATTCGATTCAGCGCATAAAATCAATGAATTTAGGTTGGTTTGCCTTTGACCAGATAGAAGAAATGACTGAAGCTACATTTATTGCTGCTGCGGGTCAAATGCGTAGAAAAAATGCAATGCGATGCAGTTTTCATACTTGTAATCCAGCAGGACATGACTGGGTATGGAAAAGATGGAAAAAAGACAAAGAAAAACAGAATAAGAAGAAAGGTGGCTATAGATTAATTGAAACTATGACTTGGCAACCAGGTATGCCACCGCCACAAACGGATGACGAAGTAAAATTGCACTCAGATAACCCACATTTGCCTGCTGACTACATAAAGCACCTATTATCCATGCCAGATCAATGGGTCAACAGATATGTGTATTGTAGTTGGGATGATTTCGCAGGGTTGGTCTATCCTGAGTTCAAAGAAGAGACACACATGGTAAAACCCTTCGATATACCTAACTGGTGGAATCATTATGTGGTGTATGACTATGGGTATCGTAACCCTAGTTCTATTTTATTTGCTGCTTCTGATGAAGAAGGTAAGATATATGTTTATGACCTGATTTACGAAAGTGAGCATACTATAGAGATGTTAGTGCCAAAAGTAGAGCGCAGATTAAGAAGAGATGTCAATTATGTGTTCCTCGCTGACCCTAGTATTGTAAGAACAGAGCGAGATGGTAATAGTGTCGCGGATGAGTGGTATGAATATGGCATTGATTGGGAAAAAGCAAAGAATGACAAAAGAGCTGGGTTTGAAAGAGTATCTAGTTATTTAAAGTTAGATAGTAATATGCGCTCTAAGTTATTGTTTTTTAATAAATTAAATATGAAACCTTTGGTAGAAGAAATCGTTGATTATAAGTGGAAGGAGTTAAAACATGGCTTTGAAACTAGAAATCTTCCAGAAGAACCTGTTAAGAAGAACGATCACGCGATGGATTGCCTTAGATATTTAGTGCATTACGTTGAAGATAGTGATTCTCCAGTTGAAAAGAGCGATGACTATGGATTATGGGGTAGATTGACCAAAACAAATAAAAATAGTTGGATGAGCGCATGAATTTACATGAGGTACATGAAGTTTTTGAATCTATGCTTGAGAATGATTCTCATTGGATGGAAGCAGCAGAAGAATCGGCAAGATTTTATACAGGTGGCTTTGGAACTGGTCAATGGGAGGAGTCAGACCTACAAACATTAAGGTCTGAAGGTAGACCTCCACTACAATTAAATATTATTTTACCAAAAGTAAATTTGGTTACTGGTGTAGAGAGACAAGGCAGATCATCGTGGAAGGCTAGACCCGTAGAATCCGATGATGAGAATGAAGCTATGCTTACTACTGCATTACTGTATCATCTGGACAGGAACAGGCAATTACAGAGCTTATTTAGTCGCGTATTCAAAGATGGTGTTATCACTGGTAGAGGTTGGGTAGATGTTTGTGTAGAACCTGGACAATTTTATGATGGTGAACTATCAATAAAACGTGAATCTTGGGCAAATGTACATATTGACCCTGAATGTCGTTCTCCACATACAAAAGATTGGAATTATTTAGCGAGAACAAAGTATTTAACATTAAATCAGTTACGTTCTATGTATCCAGATGCAGTAGGCGATGTTGAGAATGTAGAAGGGTTTATGGAAGTGCCTTCTGAGTCAGGTAAAGAGATAGGTAGTTATTATCGTAATGCAGAGCCAATTAATCCCGCATATCACTTAGATCCTGCACATCGCAAGGTTAGAGTATTGGAAATGTGGAATCGCGAGTATGAAAAAGAGCATTTTATCATAAATAAGGCTACTGCTCGTATATCACCCACTGGTTTTAAGACCAAACGCTCTGCATCAGAGAAAATAAGAGAATTAAAAGAGTTAGAGTCCGCAGCAAATCTACCAGTACCTACAGATTTTGGTGTTATTAGTAGAGTAGTGCCTAAGACCTATGTTACGCTTTCAGCGGGAATGAGAATATTGCAGGAAAAGAAAAACAATCCATATATGCATAATGAGTTCCCACTTGTGCCTTATTTCTATCATTTTGAGGATATGGGCGATACTATAGAGACTTTTGGTATTGTTGAGAATATGAAAGACCCTCAAAGAGAGAAAGATAAGCGCAGAAGTCAGATGTTAGATATTATTAATCGTTCCCCTAGAGGTGGTGGAGTTTTCTCTGGTAATAAAGTTTCTCAAGAGGAGATGAATGAAGCATCTACAACTGGAAGATGGATAGGCATACCAGGATTTAAAGGGCGAATTACAGATTTTATGCAGCAGTGGTCAAACTCGCACTTGTCTATTGTAGGCAGTATTGCTGCAATGGAGCAAAAGGCAGAATTTGATGCAAAGGAAATTAGTGGTGCTACAGACCCTATGATGGGTGTTGCTACATCAACAAAAGAAAGTGGTATTGCAGCTCAGACAAGAATCAGGCAAGGTATGATGACCTTACAAGAACAGATGGAAAACTTGGATGTCACTAAGACCACTGTTTTGATGCAAGCACTAAAGAATATGCAACAATTCTATACACCAGATAAGATAAAAAGAATTATTGGTGCAGAAACTGAAAAAGCTGAGTCTCCACAAGAAGCTATGGTAATTGAAGAGACTATTAATCGTTTCTTAACCAATTTTGAAAAATTTGAATTTGATATTGTTCTTGATAAGGGCGAGAACTCACCAACTATGAAAGCTGCCAAAGCGCAGCAGGTGGGCGAACTTGTCAGGAATGGATTTTCCAGTTTATTCCCGCTTTATGTAGAGCTTTCCGACATGGATGCTGGTAGGGAAATCCTAGAAAAATTTGAAGAAGAACGATCCTCACAAATGCAAGCGCAGCAAATGCAGTCAACAATGACTGGTGAGAAAAAATCGTGATTCATAACACCCCCAATAAAAAGGACAAGGTACAATGGAAGAGCAAGTAAGTTACATTGACGAAGCTAAGGAATTAGATGGTACTGCAAATGAACCAGTTTCCCCTGAGTCTAATGTAAGTGAGCAAACAGCAGAGACACCTGTTGAAGAGACAAAGAGTTATAAGGTCGGGGATAGAGAATTTAATTCTGTCGATGATCTTGTTGAATATGCTTCTAACACAGATAAGTCTTACAGGAATCTACAGGAACTTAATGGTAGGCAGACCAACGAACTTGGTGAACTGCGTAAATCCATTGAGGATATTAGGTCAAATACAGCTCCTAAAGAAGTGGAGCAGGCATTGCCAGAATTAGACCCCTATGATCCAAATTCATTCACACCACATATCTCTAAAATAGTAGCAAAGCAATTCGCTGAACAGCGTAAGATACAAGAAAGAGAGATCAATGAGAATAGAATGAAAGAGGCTCAACAGAGTATGATTGATGGCTTTATCAAGTCACACCCTAATATGTCAAATGAAGAACTCCAAGCTGTTGCCAAATTCGGAGATGAGCGTGGGATTGCACAAATTGAGGATGCATACACGCTTATGACATTACAACAGGAGAAAAACAAGGCTAAGACGGAAGGTGTCAAACAAGTCACAGATAAACTCACCCAAGCAGATGAAGTGCCAACAACACTTTCAAATGCTACTGGTGGTAATAAGACTGCGATTGACTTTGATGCTATTTCTCAGGCAGATTGGAATAAATTGCCAGAAGATGTCCGTATGCAAGCCTTGATGGAATCCTAATAAAATCATATAGGAGTTAAAAATGAGCTGGGATACAGGCTTAAATGTCTCCAGATGGGCAAAGCAACTTGCGTATGAAGTTGGAAAAGAGATTTATTTCTCTAAGTTCATGGGAGATACGTTTGAATCAATGATCGTTTCTAAAACGATGCCAGATGGCAAAGGTAAAGATATGACCTTTGGTTTAGTAGGATACACAGGAACAGCAGTAACTGGTGACAGTGCATTGGAAAGTAATGAGCAAAATCTTACTTCTAATGAGGTAGTAGTCACTACTGCACAAAGGCGTTTTGGTGTCATTAACGCAGGTAACTTTGACGATAGTAAGGTACTTTACAACTTTCGTACAGAGGCTCTTGCACAGTTAAAGAGACAGTATGCTGAAGATCACGATGCACAGATTTTTAGTGCATTAACAAAAACATCAGGTGCTGGTGCTTATCTAAGAGCAGATAATGGTGCAAATACATCTGTATATGCAGCTACAGACCCAAAAGCAAATTTAGCTGCTGCTGATCTTGCAATACCAGGGGATATATCTAAGCTAAAGAAGATGGCTATGCTTGGCACATCTAAAAGCTACAAGATGAAGCCTATTAGAGTAGAAGGCAAAGATTACTATGTATTATTGCTTCACCCAGAAGCTGCATACGATCTTGCACAGAACTCTACATGGATAAATGCACAACAATATGCAAATGTCAGAGGATCTGATAATCCAATCTTTTCTGGTGCTTTAGGTGTATATGATGGTGTTGTTGTCCATGAGCATGAAGGAATTACTACCGCAGCAGATGGTGGTGGAGCTTCTGTTAAGTATGCTCGTAACCTATTCTTGGGTGCTGGAGCTGCTTGCCATGCCAAAGTTGATAACATGAGCTGGGTTGAAAAAACCTTTGATTATGGAAATAAACTAGGTATTGCAGCAGGTCAAATCTACGGAGTAGGAATGAGTACGTTTGACAGTAAGGATTACGCTGTGATTCAGTATATCACAACAAGGACTGATCTGTAATCAGTAACTAACTAAGGGGCGGGCATTTTGCTCGCCCCGCCTTAGAGAGATTATGACATTAACTCAAATTAGAACCGAAATAAGAAATATTACTGGGGTAGAGTCTACCTCAATAGTTGCTGATGCAGTATTAACTGACTTGGTAAACAAAGGACAGACCATACTAGCTGATGAAGCTAACCTGTTTTATGGTTATGGTACGCGTAATAGTGTTGATGGTACTGGTGAGTATCAAATGATTACTGGTAATAATGTTACAGTTGATACTTGGACTATTGTAGAAAATGGAGCATCTACTGGTAGTCAAAGTCTTGCGAATATGATAAGGATATATCGTGTGGATTTTGATGGCGATGTAATGACAAGAATAGGTATGGATCAAATACACAATTTATCAAGTGATGTAGCTGATATTAAGATGCCTACTGCCTATGGATATTATATCAATGATGTAAACTTAGGTATTTTTCCAATACCTTCTTCTGCAAAAGTAATTAAAGTATATTATTATCATTTACCTACTGCTTTGTCTGGTGATAGTGATGTTCCTATGGTAGATAGTAGATACCATGAATGTTTGATCTATTATGGTGCATGGAAAACCGCAGAACGATTAAGAGATATGAATATGATTCCTTATTTTAAAAATGAGTGGTTAGAGTGGAAAGAAAAGGTAATAATGGATCGTCAGCGTAGAGCAGGAGAACCAAAGTTTAGTATTAATTATAAGGATTTCTAATGCCAAAATTAAGTATTAGGAATTTTTCTGGTGGTTTAGTAACCAATCAATCAGAGTTTGACATCTCTGAAAGTCAGTATATTGTTTTTAATAACTTTCTCAATAGGATGCCAGGTAGGTTAGAGAAATTTAATACTGATTCTACTGCTAGTGCTGGTATTACTAGCTTAACAGATGTTCAAACAGAACTGGTATTATATCGAACTGAAAAAAATGCTGCTGATGCTGATGTATCTACTACATGGTGGGTGGTCGGTAATGGCACTGTTCTTCGTAGACAAGATACATCAGATGGTACTGGTGGTACTTTTACTGATATAAGTACAGGTTGGTCATCTAATCCTATATATGATTTTTTAGTACATAATCAGATACTTAGAATATCTGATGGTAGTTTTTCTAATAATACCAAGTGGTTTGGTCACATAAAAAGAGATGTGTTTGGCGCAAATCTAGGCTTAACATCATTTGTACCTTACTACTTAAATCCCACTGGTGATGCAACTGTCAATGATTGGTTTGTAAAAGATGCTGCATTAACTGCCCCTACTATTGTAAAAATGTCAATGGCTCACGATGGTAGCAATGAATTAAATGCTAGTACAAAAGTAGGCATATTTGTATATGAACCAAGAACTCAGTATGGTGATGATGCATTAGAAAATGATGAACATAATGCATGGGTTAATGCTCTTGATAATGAGACTTTTGACCCTTCAGATAGATATACTGTAACATATCTATACGATTATGTTCAGGAGTCTGATCTAGCAAGAGATGCTGATGGTAATATTGGTGTTTCAGGTTTTGAAGTTGCTAGTGGTTCTGATGATGAAAGTGATAGTGGAGTTACTTTAGCCACATCTGCTATGACAGATACTGGTTCAGAGGTATTGATAGGTTCAGGTAATAATACACTATTTAAACCTTATACTTACATTAAAATTAATAGTGAGATCATGTTTATCAAGCGTGTCAGGTCTGATAGGTTAAATGTAAGAAGAGCGCAGTTAAATACTCAGGTTTCTGAACATGCAGTCGGAGATAGTATATTTTATCGAAGTTCACCACAAAAAGGTAGAGCTATTAATGTAGTATTAAATGGACTGACAGCCGATGGCTACCATGACCCAAGAATTACTGGTTTAAATATATACTGGCAACCAAAAGGTGATGTAGACTGGTATCTTGTAGAAACTCTTGATATTAATAGAGGATACTCTGATAGTGTCTTAGCAACTACTCCAGATACCTTAACACAAGGTTCTAGTGACCTTGCTCCTTATGTAACATCGGATAATTTTAATTCTGATGCTATGAAGAATTATGGATATTGGGTCGCTTGTCCTAATCATACTGCATTGGATGATGTAGAAAAAGGTACAGTAACAGGATTAACAATAGTAGGTGGTGGTAGTGGATATACGGGAAGTCCAGGTAATTTTACTGTTGATAATACAGGCACTAGTGGCAGTGGTTTTGCAGCTACATATACTGTTGACGGCAGTGGTACTATTAATGGAACAACTATTACTAACGCAGGTGGAGGATACACTACTGCTCCTACACTTACTCCAGATACAGGTGGTTCTAGCGCAAATATTACCGCTACTATTAGTGAGATTTCTTCAACAAATACTGGTTGGCGCACAAGTTCAGGAGATTTTAATAACTCTTCTTCTGGTAATATAGGCATTGCATCAAGAAAGGAATTTGGTGATAGTGGTCTTGGAACTCAATTTAATAGAATTGGAGCGTATATTACTAAAGTAACTGGCAATGGAACTGGTGGTGAACGAATAGAATATTCTTCTAAAAATAATATTAATAGAGTATTTGCAATGCAAACTGCTACTCCATCACATGTAGCAAATATTACTAGAGTAACCACACATGCAGAAAATACAGCAAAGGTTACTTGTTGGTATATTCCTTACGATGGGATGAAACTTGCAACTTTTAATTCTTTGACTGGTAGAGCAGCAGAAACAAAGTTATCATCAATAAAATGGAATACCTCTACTGTAGTAAATAATAGAGGATATTATGCGGATGTTGATACTGTTGATGAGAATGAGCAAACAGCAAGAGAAAAGAATCGAGTTTATTATACAGATCAGTACAAGCTAGATGAGGTAATTCCTGGTAGGTATTTTGATGTAGGTAGAAATGATGGCGATGAAATAAAAAAATTAATGTCTTATATGAATAAGTTATTTGTATTTAAGACAAGGAATGTCTATGTCTACGATAGAAGGCATAGATTAGAGCGTTCTTTCTCAAGGGCAGGTGCGATTCATAAGCATGCAGTAACTGAGACTCCTATGGGTTTAGTGTGTGCAAATAGAACTGGTGTATATATGGTAAATACATCTACATCAAAAGAACTATCGTTTCCCATTAGAGACACTTATCAGGCATTAGGGTTTGGAAATTTTACCATTGTTGGTTGTGATTCTAAGGAAAATGAATTGTATGTACTGGCTGATGATGATGGCAGTGCAAGTTATGTTATGAATATGGACAATGGAAGTTGGAGTTATAGAGCAATAGATGCTACTAATCAACGTACTAGAAGTAATTATATACAAGGTACAAGTTTACGCGCCCAGTTTTTTAATGTTACCACTGGTGCATCAGCGGTAAAAAGGGTAGGCGCAGGGTCTGCATCATCAGCAACTGCACTCTTAGTAACAAAAAGGTTTGATCTTGGAACTCCAGATGTCCAAAAAAGATTTAATAAAATAATAATGACCTATCAATCTGGTGCATCAATAACTGTGAATGTCTATGTAGATGCTGGTTATTCAGCATCAAGTGCAACTGAAACATTTGATTTTCCAACAAAAACAGCATTGGTTACAGAGAGTATGGCGATACGCGCTGTAGGTAAGTCAATACAGTTAATGATAGGTGCTGCTAGTGATAGTTTAAAAATTGATACCATTGAGATAGAATATGACCTACTGGGAAGTAATCCATAATGAGTGATGTAACACAAGATATGCTTTTTACTCAACTTGATAAAAAACAAGATGAGATGCTACCTCCTAAAAATGGTCTATACTCTAATGGAGAGGGAGAGGATGGAGACTCTTGTGTATGTATGCATAATGGAACTCATTTTTTTGGTGTAAAGATGAATGGAAACTGGAAATACATATCTATGATAGATTCCAAAAGATTAAGTAATGAAAATGATGTAGACAGCACCATGAAAGATAATTTTTCAAAGTATCTTGATAGATTTAAAAATGAGATACTTGACCTTATTGCTGGTTCTATGCGATTAGGTAGTTGGGCAGTGCATCACAGTTTTACAAGTGATTTTATTGCTGGTGGTGTTTACACAAATTGGATACAGTTTTCTGCAAATGATACTAATGAGCCTAATTCAGAAGGAAATAGATTATTTATAGTGCCGATTGTATGTGTACTTAAAAGAATCAATTTTTATATGGTATTTCCATCAGAAAATGCTGGGTCTGATGTTACTTACCAGTTTGATGTCAAAATAGAAAAAGGTGATATATCTTCATCTCTCGCTACTGTAAAGACAGAAACATTAACAGTTACAGTTTTAGCTGGTAATTTAACTGGTTTTGGAATGATTTATCCTAATATAGCAATGATTGAATCAGAATTTTATCAGATTAGCATAAGGCAATCATCTGCATCATTAAATGCTACAAAGATTAGTAAAGCTGTGTCATTTTTTCAAGCAACATAAATTTAAGATTATAGGAGTTATAGATGAGATATCAAAAAAGAACCGATAGAGATGCATTTGATAGGACTAGAGCTATTGAAATTATTGATACTGATACCAATGCAGTGGTACAAAGATGGGATGTTCCTACAAGTGGAAGTGATAGAAAACAGCAAGTTGGTATAGCAAATAGAGCAGCCGATGCAGAATTAGTAAGACTTAATACAGAAAATCAAACTTCTGATGTTACTGGTGAAACCTATGGTTCTGAAGAAGAATTAAGAGAAGCCGAAAGAATGGTAGGTCTTGAAGGTAATTATGAGGACTTTGAAGCTAGAATAAAAGAATCTGGAAGGTTAAGAGAAGAATTAGCTGCTAATAGAAGTGCAAGACAGCAAGGTCAATTAATGAGTCAACTTCAAAGAGCGATTCTTGGTAGTGGAGGTGATCAAGGTCAAGTTCAAGCCTTAATACCACAAGTCCAAGAAGGCAGTCAAAGAAATTTGCAGGATTATATCACTGGTAGTCAGGCAACTACTGAGCAACAATTAGCACAGTTTATTCCTACTAAAATTACCTCTGACTTAAATCAAGCTAGACTGCAAGATGCAATGAGTCAATTTTTAATGAATGAAGATACTGAACGTGCAAGATTTCAGGCTCAGTTAGACTCACAGCCAGAGTGGTGGGAAAATCTTTTAAGTGAAACTTTGCAAAATGCAGGTCAGTTAGCAGTAACTGCAATAGCACAAGGAGGCGCATAGGATGGCATTTAAGTTTAAAGTAAAGAAAAGACCTAATCTTGGTCAGGCAGTTGCAAGTGCTTATACAGCAGGCGCAGTTCAAGGTGGAACTATTGCCTTGCAAAATGCAATGAAGGAACGTGAAGAGAGAAAACAGCAGTCTACAAAAGAGCTAAATCTTTTTAATAGTGGCATTGCTGGTCTACCTTTAACTCCAGAAAATTTGTCTAAAACGCTACCATTGAAAATGCGAATAGCAAAAGGCGATCTTACTGCAAATCTAGCCTTTGAGATGTTAGGAATGGATAGCCTAGATTATCAAACCAAGCAAGAAAAAGCTGCTGAAGAAGAAGCTGAATTAAAAAAGTGGCAAACAATGAGTGAAGATCCAAAAGTTGAAGCAGCAGAAATAGCAGCAATGCAATCTCTATATGATGATTTTACACCTAAACCGCCAAAAGTAATAGAAGATAGAAGAATAAAAGAAGCTGATATTGAAGCGGGAGTTAGACCAGATCCAACAGAAGTAAGTTTGAATCAGATTCAGATAATGAATAAAAGAGAAATTGATATTAATCGAAATGTAATTAAGGACATATCCAAAGATATAAAAGCTCTTGAAGAAAAAAAGGCAAATTCTGAGGCACTAAAAGATTCTGATTTTGCAGTACCATTTACATCTCAAGATCAGGAAGCATTAGATACTGCAAAAACAGCATTGACAATATATCAGCAAAGATTAAATAATGCTTTAAATCAAAATCCTGTAACAAATGTTCAGAGTAATAATCAAGAGCCTGATCCATTTGAAGCGTATTTAGATACAAGTCAACAATAGTATGGCTGAATTATTTTTTGTAGGAAATAAAAAGTATAATATCCCTGCTGATGTTCGTGATAAGTTTTTACAAACTTATCCTGATGCAGTGCCAGGACTTACTTTAAGTGTAGAAGAAAAAACGTATAAAATACCTTCTACTTTAAAAGATTCGTTTATGCAGCGTTATCCAAATGCTACTTCTAATGATAAACCTCAACAAGTGTTGTCTATGCAACCAAGATTTAGATCTACAGCAGAAGTCTTGTCATCTCCACCAGAATTAGTGACTGCTCAACCAGCAACAGTTTCTGAAACCGCAGGTATCGCACCTGTATTAGACCCACAAAGTGAAGCTGCTGAAAGAAGTACAGGACTACAGACAAATAACAATCCTAGAGATAAATTTGTAAGATTTAGAGCTAATTTATTAAGGGAAGGCTCTTTGGGTTACCTGGATATGGATTTAGATGAACCTCAAACAAAAGCTGAAACTGTTATAGATATTTTTGGTTCTGTAGCTGGAACAATAGCTCCTTTATACGCAACAGGAGCAGGTGTAGGAGCAGGATTAAAAGCAGCAGGGAAGAAGTTGCCAAGAGTAGTCAACTGGATTAATAGCACAGTAGGGAGTAATAAAACTGCAAAAAAGGTAGGTTTTAATGCTGCAAGAGACCTCTTAACTTTTAATATTTACGGTCAAGCCTACAATAGACCTGATATAAAAACCTTAGAAGATAGATTAGATCTTGCGTTAGAAAATACAGTTATCTCTTTAGCGTTTAGCGGAGCAGGAGCATTAAATCATTTGCCAAAATACGGTAGAACTTTAAGCACTTCTGGTGTAGGAGTTATTGGTTGGGAAATGGGTGGTGAAACTTTTATGGACAAGGCTGTTAACTCGATTGCTATGATGGGTGTACATGGTCTTTTAAATAGAAAGCCAAGAACAAAAGAGGTCGCAAAAAGTAATGAAGATTTACTAATGGAGTTATACCCAGAGTTATCTCGATCTGAAGCAAAGCGTATTAGCAAAAAAATGGTAGAGAATATTCTTAGAACTAAAAATAAGCTACCAGAAGATTTACAAACACAACCCTTTTTATTATTACCAGAAAGAGCAGAGTCTTTACGTTTAGCTAGACCAGTAGGTAAGCCATATGATCCAGATATAATGCCATTCGGTAGACCGATTGGATTACCTAGTGCGCGTACTACTACAGGATTTGAGAAAGGAGCGCAGGTACGAATTAAGGGTGCAGGTACATATTCTGGGTTAACTGGTACAGTTAGAGAATTAAGACCTGATGGTAAAGTAAAAGTTTACATAGAAACACAAATACCAACAAAGAAAGGTGGTAGAGCATTAAAGGGTGAGCGTTTATTCACTACTGATAAATTAGAGACACAATCTGCTGTTCCACTTAGAGGAGAAGTTAAATTATCAAGAGCTGAACAATTACAGTTTGAACTACAGCAAGTTAAAAAAACAGCAGACCCTACTGGTAAAAAACCGCAACAAGGGAAGCAGGCACAAGAAGAGTATCGTCAGCTTAGAGAATCGGTAACAAATACAGAAAGTATCTTACAGAATCCGAACCTTACTCAACAACAAAGAGTTGCATATGAACACTCATTAAATCAACTTAAAAAATTAAAACAGGAAATGTTAGATGCAGGTTCAATAAAATTGTATTCAGGACTTCCTATACATGAATTGTTTAAGTCTCGAAGAACATCTTTAAAGGATTTAACTCCAAAAGAGATTGATTTACTTTATAGGGAAGCAACCAAACAACCTTTGATTGATATTAATAAGATTGGTAAGCCTAAAGATACTCCATCAGTATTAAAAGATGTAAAGACAGACTTAGGTGTTTTTGGTAAGGTTATTGATGGTATGAAACAAGCGCGTAATCGAGTTAGTCAAAAAGAAAGTAAGTTGCTTGTAAGAAATATTGAAAAAGCAGATGAGACATGGCACAACTTAGGTGGTGGATATATTGAGAAAATGAGAAAGCTAGGTTTTGATAAACTTACAGAAAAGCAAGGCATTGAATTAGGTAATGCTTTAAAAAATGGAACTGCTCCTCAATATAAATCTATTTTAGATGACGTTGTAAGTAAATTAAAAGGTGCTGGGGTAGAAATTGGATATATTCAGAATTATTTTCCTAGAGTATGGAGAAAAGAGGTAGCAGACCAGGTTTATGATGATTTAGCTAAACTGCAAGAAATAATGGTTAAATCAGGAAATCAGTCAGATAGGATTATTGCAAACAATTTAAAAAATTATTCTAAGGATACGATTGATCTTGTTAATCATTTAATGAGGACTGGTCAAGCCAATAGTTCTATTGGGATACCTTCTTACACAAGAGCAATTGATAGATTAAAAAGAGATGTGTCTACAGAGCTATTCCCTGAAGCAAGTTTTGAAAAACCAAGAAGGTTAGATTTACCTGCAACCATCTTTGAGAATGATGCTCGAAAAGTTTTACCATATTATGTAGATACTATGACTAAAAGGATTGCTTTAGCTAGGCAATTTGGAGCAGATGGTAGTAAAGCTACTCGCATTATTGATCGAGTAAATAAGAAAGATTCAGATGAAGCAAGATTATTATATGAAATTATTGATTTGTACACAGGAGAGGCTGAAAAAGTAAGAGGTTTTACAGGTCACGCAAAAGACCTAGTTAATGCTTATTATGGTTTTGAAGTAGGAACAAAAATAGGACTAGGAACTGCTACAATCCCAAATATTACTCAGTCATTAATTTCAACAATGCCACAATGGGGTGTTTTCAGATTTGTTAGAGGTGGACTAAAACTTCTTGATCCACAAGTACGATCTGAAATTAGAGGTACAGGTGTTTTGCGAGAATCTGCTATTAATGCTTTTGCAGGAGCAGAACCAAAGGGTGTTATGGGTAAATTTGCAAAACTAACTACTAAGCTAGGTTTTGAACAAATCAATAAGGCAAATCTATACTTAGCTGCCAGTACCTTTAGAGTAGGTGCAAAAGATTTAATGAAGGTTGCAAATAGCAATAGTCCAAGAGCAGGATGGGCAAGAAAAACTCTAAAGAAATTTGGTATCAATTATCGAAATCAGCTAACAGATGATTTACTTGCAAAGAAGATGTATCGTTTTGCAGTAGATAGTCAGCTCCAAAAGAATGTATTACGAGATCCGCTTATTTTTAATGATCCAAAATGGCGGGCGTTGTTTTTATTTAAAAGATTTGGTGTAAGACAAGCTACCATGATGAAAGATATGATGATGGAAGAATTTAAAAATGGAAATCCAATGGCAGTATTAAGATTGATGGCAGGCGGTGCATTAGGCGGAGAATTTGTTATTTGGGCAAAAAATAAAATAAAAAGTGAGCTTACAGGCGATGCTTATTATCGTAAAGAAGATTTACTAACAGTAGAAAGATTTGTGAATAATTTAGCTGCTGTAGGTTCATTTGGTATTGTTAGTGATGTAATGGGCGTAGAAAAATTAAGTGATTTAGGTGAAACAACTAAATTTACTATAACACCTGTTTTCGTTGATGATGTTTTTGGAGCTATAGATACTTATTCATCTGTAATGCAAGACATTGAAAAATATGGCGATGGATTTTTAGCTGTAAAAAGAAATGCTGATGATTTTGCTGGATATTTTGGTTCTATACCTCGATTAATTGCTAAAGGAAAGGCAACTAAACAGCAGCAAACTAATAGGTCTAGTAGACTAAAGGGAATTGAAAGAACTGCAATATTAGACTTATTTTTAGAGAAGAAGGGTAAAGAAGCAGGTAGAAGATGGATGCTTTGGAATAAATACAATAAAGGTGATCAACTCACCATTGAAGATGTTAATGCAAATGAAATTATTAAACGCGCAAAGCAAAAACAATTAGCATTAATAAAAGCACGCCAATAGTTTGGAACAAAATACACCCTAACTCGTTAATATTATTGAACTAATAGCTCGGTCACGCTTACCATAGGCTTAGAGCGTTGCAATAAACAAATAGCGAGGGAAATATGGGTACATACCGCGACTTTACAGTACAACAGGCAGTCACTCCAGCAGCAGATGCAACTGTTATCAATGATACCAACACTACACATTCAGAATGTAGGTCTATTTATGTCGGTTCAGATGGTGACTATAAATTTTACATCAATGGTGCTTGGGTTACATTTTATGGAACTTTAGGAGGCTCAATATTGCCTGTTAGAGCAACTGGCGCAAAGACAAGTGGTGATGCTGCCACTGGAACTGCAATTATCTTTCTTTACTAAGCGATGCTTTTTGGACTAGGATTAGGCTTGACTCGAATGGGTCAGGCTTTTGCATCTTTTGTGCGCGATAGTTTAAAGTTATACTATCCTTTCAAAGACAATTCCCCAGACTTTCTATTAGATGGTAGTACATCTTTTGATGGTACAGATGATTATATAGGATTACCAACATTTTCAGACACAACAGCATTGTCTGTTACTGGTTGGATTTATTTAGATTCAAGTTTTAGTGGTACGGTTTATTTTATAAACTCTGGTGATTTTGATTTGAATGTTGATTTTGTCTCTACTACTGGTGAAATGAGGGTTAATCGAAATAATGCCTATCATCCAAGATACACAAATATTTCAACAAACCAATGGGTTCACCTTGCAATTACAACAACAAATAAAACAGCAGATCCATTAGTTTATTTTAATGGTTCTTTACAGTCTGGTACAGGAAATACTGATTATGGTACACTTTTAGGAAGTGGAACATTTATTGGACAAAGTGGTAGTGGTAATTATTTTAAAGGAAAAATGGCAAATGTTGCTATCCACTCATCTGCACTAACCCAATCTCAAGTACAAGAGTTGATGTTTACAGAAAAATATCAAAATTTGTCAGCCGACTTAAAAACCAATCTGGTATCTTTCTATGATTTAGGAAGCACAGAAATAAGTTCCGATTTAACTGTTGGAGATAGTTGGGTTAATGGAGTTTCTGGTAATCATTTATATGAAACATTTACAGATAATGGAGATGGTAAAGTAACATTTGCAAACTCAAGTGGATTTGGTATGGCAGAACTATCTGCTGGTATATTGGAAAATAAAACGTATAGACTAACATTTACAACTGGTTCTGGTACATATAGTGACACACTATTACACATAACATACGCAGTTTCAACTTTGTCTTACAGCCTTGTATCTCAGTCTCTATCTGCAAGTACAAGTTACACAATAGATTTTCACGCTACTAGAGTTTCTAATCAAGTTCCAAGTTTAATTAGTTTAAGAACTGGTAATGGTGTTTCTGATAGTGGTTCAATTACTGCTATAGAACTTAAAGAAATTACTTTACCAGATTCTAAAGGTAGTAATGATGGTTCTGCAAGTGGAGCAACTGTAAACACCGATTCCTACTCTGGAGGTTCACCATTTAAACCAAGAGTTAGAGACTTAGCCACTCCAAGTTCAACTGACCCATTAAACTTTGGGGAAGTCTATTCTGGAAGGGCATTGAATTTTGATGGTTCGAATGCTTATGTAAATTGTGGAGATGGTACTTCTTTAGATATTACAAGCAATATTTCATTATCTTTTTGGGCAAAATTTGACGATGTATCAACAACACAATTTTTTATGGGTAGAGATAATGATACACAACGAAATTTTGAATTAGGTATATCATCAACTAAATTATTTTGGAGTATTTATTCTGGTGGTTCTGCAAAAGGTAGTGGTGGTCTTGGTAATGCATTATCTGTTGGTATCTGGTATCATATTGTCGCAACTTATGATGGTTCTAATTTAAAAACCTATGTAGATGGTTCATTAACATCTACAACTTCTGGAACTGGTTCAATAGACAATGATAATGTTTCTTTTACTATTGGAGCAAGAGCAGGTGGAATGGATAGACATTTTGATGGAAAAATGTCATCTGTCAAAGTATTCAATAATGCATTAACTCAAGCACAAGTACAAGAACTATACACTAATCCAGAGCAAATACTACCTACTGGAATATCTGCATCAAATCTAAAGTTAGACCTACCAATGCAAGAAGGTTCTGATGATTATGTATATGATGGTTCAGGTAATGGAAATCATGGAACTATTACTGGTGCTACTTGGGCAACTGGTGAACAATATGCCTATCAATCCAGTTTAGTACGCTCTAACACTCCGATGATATTTGATGGGAGTAATGACATCGTTACTATACCTAAAATAACTATTACTGGAGACCATACTGTATCTGCTTGGGCTAATATAATATCTCAAGGTGTTGTGGTTGGAGGTTCTGGAACTAGTGGCTCAGATAGTAATGCAATCTATCCTAATAGTAATACTAATATTTTTTATAAGTCTGGAAGTGGTGCTTTTTGCTCTATA